AAAGTTCTTGTAACCCTGCCTTATATTCTGGTATTATCTTCATTGCCGATTCATTAAGCATTGTGGAAACTTGAGCTAACTCTTTCTGAAAACCAATAGCACTTTTGACCGTCAATCCAAAGGCAGCAGTGATCGCTGCTCCTGCTATAGCCATACTTGTACCAATTGTTTTAAATTGAGCGCTCATTCCAGCTGTTGCATTTCCTACTTGACCCTTAGCAGCTGCTATACCTGCGATTAATTTAGTTGCATCTGCTTTAATTTCTACAAAGGCTTCACCTAATAAAATTTTAGCTCACCCCTTTACAAAAGATAATTTAAATATTATAATTCGATAAATAGGAGGTATATTATTATGAAAAATTATAAATTCTTTCTATTAATTGTATTTTTATTATGTTTTATTTTTATATTTTTAGGCTGTAATTCTGAAAAATATGATAAACAAAATCCACCAAAATCAACTACAAAAGCTAATATAGAGATTATTGACTGGACTAATCGATTAAGTGATCCCCCTCTATATTATTATGTTGAAGGTATTCTAAAGAATACAAGTAATAAAACAGCCGATTATGTAAAAGTGACAACTAAAGCATTAGATGAAAACGATAAACTTGTTTCAATTAATTATGGCTATGCTGATCCATATACGATATTTCCCAATCAAGAAGTAACATTCCAAGTTATGGTGGAAAATAAACCAGAAATAAAAAAATTTGCAATTACTATAAATTGGGAATAATTTTTATCTATCAATAATATCTTGGTACTTTTAAACCTAACTTTTCTGCTTGTTTTATTAATTCACGGTTGTCATCTATTTTATTGGTCATTTGTTGTACTTGTTCTTTACTTTCTTTTGCCTTACTCATAAATATTTTTTCAATATTCGGAATTTCATATAGGTAACTGTAAAACTGATATAGACTTAATTCACCTATCTCTTTTGGCCCTAATGCTGCATAATATCTTGATAACAAAGCAAAAGCAGTAGCCCAACTTATTTCTTCGCCACTACTGCCTTCGCTGTAGGGTTTTTTGGTGTCTTGATCATCTGTGTTATTATTGCCGTAATTTCTACAATGTCTCCTTCTTCAAATATTTTTTCTGTATCTTCTAATGTTATATCTGGCTGTTTACGCACCAAAGAGAGCCACAAGATATATTTTAAATTATCGAAATCATCTAATTCTTTCGTTTCATCAACTACCATTCCAGTAATTCTTAATATCAATTCTATTCTTTCATTAACATTCGGAACATTTTTCTGAATTAATTGAATGCGCCTTCCTTTAATGTATTCTTTTAAGGCCGATAAATCCCTCATACCAATTGGACTTAATTCATATTCCTTATTACCAAAAGTAAATTTCTTACTACTTGCCGTCATATCTTCAAGCCTATCTTTTTCTTTTTCTTTATCTGACATATTAACTACCTCCTTTCATTTAACCTGTAGTATTCCATGTCCAATCTCTGGTTTGTGGAGTTAAAGTACCCACTCCCTGAAAACTAATACCTTGAGTTATTAAAGCATCTACTGGTGTCCCTATATCTATTCCCGTTACAATAGTATTACCTTCATAATAATGAGAAGCATCGGTTGCCCCTGGAGAAGCTACATAATTCATAAAAAATCTTGCTTTAACGTTTTCCCCTGTCCAATCATTTACAGCATTCCCCGTTGACAGGAAATATTTATCTGCTTTTGCAGTCCAATCTTTTATACTTGCAATATAAGACCTGCCCCCCGATGAAGTATCGAAATTAGTTTTATCCAATAAATCTACCTTATAGTTAATTGCCCAATTGTAGAATCCTAATTCCTGATAACCGGGTTCTGCCTCTAAAAATGTTATTACACCCGTATCAGTATCACCCGGTCCAGTAGAAGAAGTTACATCCTCAACTACCGTCATAACTCCAGTGGATACTGTACTAATAGTAAATATTCGGTTATTTTCAGTTGTGCCTGCTCCTGATAAGGTAAATAACATATTGTTTTTATAACCTATTGCCACAAAGTCGATAATACCCGTAGATGAAACACCACCCTCAGTAGAGGATGTTATTGTTTTTCCAGAACTAAAAACAATACTATTTGCAACTGCAGTACCAGTTAATCCTTCATTCCAGTAAACTGCCCCATTTACACCGCTTATTACTGCCATATTAAATCACCTCTTTATGTAGTAGCTAAAGTACCTGTTCCTTGAAAAGTATAAGATTGAGTAATTAATCCACCTACTCCTACTGGTCCGATATCCATTCCAATAATAATTACATCTCCGGTAAATATACCCGTTCCTGTTGAAGTTGATGTTTGTAAGAGTATTGTTCCAGTGCTACCCGGTACTGCGGTATTCCCCCCTGATGAAGGATAAAATCCTTCATAAGAACCACTCCAGCCTGTAAAACCTGAAACATATTCTCTATATCCACTAGGAGAATCGAAGTTAGTACTGTCATACAAATCTGCCTTGAGATTTAAAGTCCAACCTTTAATATAAGTATCGCCACAAGAATAAGTTACTTTTCCGTCTACTCCGCTAATTACTGACATTTAAAATCACCTCTTTCTTTTATTTTATATTTCTGTGCCATCTGGAACTATCACATAGTTCCGTAAAGCCATTGCATTTCTATCCTTTTCAGGGACTTGAGATATCAATCCTGCTTGTGGTACTTTTGGACGGTAATTGGGAAACATTCCTTCTTGTTTAGTCTTTAATACATAAGATTCTAAAGTATTCATAAATTTTATCCCTCTTCCTATCGCTACTCCAACCCAAAATTCCACTGACCCCTTTTCATTTCCAAAAGTTTCTCCTCCTGCATCCGGTCGCATATCTACTCCAAAGAATTCTATACATTTTGGTTTTTGCAAAATTGCCGTTGCTATCATCCAAGCAATTACATTCAAGAAAAATCCTACATTGAATTCTTCTAAAATTTCCATTATCGGTATAAGAGCATTTTTCTTAAGTTGTCGGCATGGAGCATTGGTATAAACCGGGATATCTAAATTATTAAGATTCTCAAATAAATTAGTATCATCTTCTAAAAAGTGTGCCCTTATATCATGCCCAAAAAATAGTCTATCCGCACAATGGTCTCGGTAGATTACATTCGATCCCCAAATTTCACAATTAGATGGCACTTTATCCGGACATTGATACCAGCTTGGCCCCTGTGCCAGAATAATTATTTTGTCTAAATCCTTTATAAACTCTATTCCTTTACCCATTTAAACCTCCTTTCTAATATAATGTCTGCCGTTTTTACAATTGGAATAATTGGTATCTTCTAAAATGGCATCTGTTCCTTTTACTTTTTTAGGCTTATTATTTACAAGGTTTATTTCACATTTTTTCCCTTCATATTCAACTTTTGAAACATAACGATGTATTATAATTTCTGGAAGTTTTCCCGCCCTAAGATAGATATCAATTCCAAAAGCATTTTTAATTTCTTCACTGATATCTTTTCCATCTTCATAAATTTTTATATCAGAAGATTCCATTCCAGTAACAATTTTTATTGGTTTTATCATATTTATAACCTCCTTATAATCTATGTTGTACCTTAAAGATTTTATATCTTAAAGCACTTTTCCCTGTTTTATTACCCCAGCTAAAGTCTGGTTCTAATCGAAAAGCAAGACCATCTGATTTTTCTAACATGCCATAATAATTACTTCTTCCCCTTCTTTTCATCAGGGTTGACCCTTCCGAAATTGCAAAATTAATTTTCCTACCTTTCGCCATGCCAAGCCAATGTTCTATGCAGGCCTTCTCGTTATACATATATTCATTATTCGTTCCATAAGCCATATCCACCCCGAAAAGATTTATATTCTTAGGTTTTTGCATAATTGCCAGAGCCAACATATACGAAGGATTAGTGATTAGGTAAGCATGTCCGAATTCCTTCAATACTTCTTCAATGGGATACTGCACATTATTCTTTAGAATTTCATATCGCCCTAAAGTGTAAATAGGAAAATTTTTCTTATTTATGTCCTCTATTAAAGCTTTCTCTCGTAGAAACTGCACCATGTAAATATCATGCATAATAAATAATCTATCCAATTCCCTTGCCTTATAGACATTGTTACAACCCCAGATTTCAGAATTTTCTATTTTGCTTGTCGGAGCATAACCTAAGGATTGCCCCCGCCCCAAGATGTAGATATCTTCTAATCCTTTTACAAAATCCTTCACTTCTTTATTTTCTGTTTTAACCTCCTTATCATTTATGATTATTTCCTCTTTTTTTACCTCCTTTTTATTTTCTAACTCAGTTATTCTCTTTTCTAACTCTTCTAACTTTTCCATATTACCTCCTTAATTTTTTTGAAATACCAATCTATACTGAATCATATAGTTCCAAACACCGCTTTCTTTTAATAGATAGCTTAATTCCCTTTGCATATAAATCGAAGTATATCCCGTAGAAAAGGGAATAGTCTTCCAATCATATAAATCCGTTAGTGCGGTAAAAGCCGTATTGATATCTTTAGCACTATTATCATCATCAAATAAGTTAAATTGTATGATCGCATTTTCTATTGTTTCATTAAAAGTATATTCAGGTACATCGCTAATAAGGTGATATACCCCATAGGGGTATGTGCTTCCTTGTGGTGCTTCAATGGGGTGTAACCTGCCCCCAAGAATAACAGATAAAGAACTTTCTCCCGTACTACCTACTCCTGTACTACCAGTAAATTGCTTATATAATCCTTCGAATAATACTTGCATATTTCTCCTTTAAATCGTTATATTCAAATCTTCATCCATGATATAATCTGCTGTTGAATCACATTCTATTTTTTCGGCATCCTCAACCCAATAATCTGGTAATTCATATATCATATACATCTTATCCCCCCTTTTATTTAATAAGACCTTTAAACAACCCTAATATCTTACTTCTATTTTTTTCTAACGCTGGACGTAAATAAGGTTTAGGACTTTGATTATAAATACGTCCCAGTGCATCTGCTCCCACAAAACCCATTTCAACACGCCTTGCATATTCAACATTCGTGCCTACTACACCAGTCAATTCTTTGTCAGGCTGTCCAACACCGTCATCAGCTTTCGCTATTCCGCTTGTTTTTCCCCTTGCCATTCCGCTACCATACCAGTTACTTGATATAGAACCCCTTAATCTTGTGGTTACTATTGGACATAATATCTTGGCATCGCCTTCTACCAGAAAACAGCCCTTAGATATTGCCTGTGTGGCTACATCTAATACCATTTTTTTTAATTCCTTATCATGCCATTTTATGCTTACTGCCATTAGACTTCTTCCTTCAAATTTATTTTTAAGGCTCGACTTTGGTTTGCTCCAATGTTGTTACAATAATTAATCTTAAATATTCTCGTGCCAAGAGAAAATCTATCTAATTCGGTAATTGTTTCTCCATGCAAAAAATCTATATAAAAATTCTGTGTAGCAATCACCGTAAGTTTGTCAGCCGATAATCTTTCATTTCCTGAAATATTGCACAGAACCCCTTTTATATCCATCACATCAGTCCAATCTTCCGTATACCCGCCCATCAAATCATCATCTAAAGTTTTTCTTTCTAAAGTTAAGGTGGTTTTATGACCTCTCATATCAAAATTCTCCTATATTTATTAAGAATAAGTTTTATATCATTAGGTAAGTCTCCATTAATACTTGCATTTTCAAAAGTAGTGCTAATGTCTCCTAATGAATATGCTTTAATTCCAAAGGTATCCTCATCTTTTCTATTCCAGATATACTTAACAAACATCTCAACAGCCAATTCCAAATCTGCTGGAGTAGTTGCATACCCCGCCGTATATTCCACATAAACATTGTTATGCCCTTCATCCCAACCCGAACGTCGGTATATTTCTCCTCGATTAGGATAAACCTCAAAATCATCCAGTGCCTCTTCTGGGATATCAAGGTAAACCCAATTATCCTTAATGGCACTTCTACCAAACATCTGTACTAATTCGCTTGAATTGTAATTACTATATTCAGAATTATTTAATACCGCATACCAGCCATTACCTGTAATTGCACTTACCAAAGTACTCATACCTGTAGAGGTTGCAAAAGTTAATGCTGAAGATGTCGAAGATGTTCCATCTTTAGTTAAAATTATTCCTGTTGCAGTTACGCTTATCGTTGCCGAAGCACAGTCATCAGTATTCTGCACCCTGATTGCCGTTCTTCTACCTATTGCTATTCTGGTCAGTCCAGTAATGGGGTAATGGTCTAACTGTAAGAATTGATTACCGTTGCCATCATAATATTCTGCATGAGCAGTGGTCAGAAGGGTCTTATTGCAATAGCTATCAATCCAAGATTCAACTGATTTATGTATATCTGTAACTATTGCCGAATCCTCTTTACTATCTACCCCGCAAAAATCAATTACTTTTTCTATATCTACTAACATCTTATCCCTCCTTATATGGTCGGAATAACGTTAAAAGTCTTTTTTGCCTTATGTGGTCCCGTCCATTCCCAAAGCATTATTAATTTCGTTGCTTCCGTTAACCCAGTACTCACTGTATAATCATAATAATACTGAGCAATTGCCCCTGCCCCAGTCGATAATGTTGGTATCCCACCCGTGCTGGTAAGAAGTGCAGTCCCATCTAATTTATATACTGAAACAGTAATAGAGGTAGGAACCGTTTCCACATCATCAAAATTCTTTATAGTAGCTTTAAGCCTTATCGTATCTCCGATATAATAATCTGCCATACCCATTCCCCCTTAATTACTGATACTTATTTCCGTATCAGTATCTTTTATTGATATATCCGAATAATCATTAATTATGCTAATTTCTGTATCTGTATCCTTTATTGATAAACTTGAAAAATTATTTGTTATACTTAAAACCGTATCCGTAGATTCAATCGATAAAGTTGCCCTTGTAAAGATAAATCCAATTCTGATAATTACAGAACCAACAAAATCTAAAATTCCCCTAAGGACTGTACTTATTCTTTTTAATATGCTTCCGGCAAAAGCTATCGTTCCTTCTAATAATTTTCCGATTACTCTATTTGTCTCGCCGGTAAAACTAACGATTCCTGTAAGCGATATTGCATATATAATCGATCCGATTATATCTCCGGTAAAATTTACGATTCCAGAAACTAATTTATTGGTCAATCGGCTAATCATCCCGCTTAATTCAATAATCCCAGTTAATAATTTATCAATTAGTTTTGTTATTATTCCTGTAAAATTAAATACTCCTGATAATGATATGGAAGTCTTTTTAACAATGCTTCCTGTAAAATCCAATATCCCAGTTACACTTTGATAATAAAAATTGGCAAGTCCCGTAGTTACCGAACCGATAAAGTCCGAGACACCTAATAAGGATATAGATATTCTCTTAACCAATTCACCTGTAAAAGTTAAAGTTCCATTCAGGATTTTCCCTATTTTATTTGTCAAAGAACCAGTAAAATCAATTATTCCATTTAATACTTTTCCGATTAGATTAATAATGAGTCCACTAAAATTAAGTGCCCCAACCAAGATTATTAATATTTTCTTGACCATATATCCGCTAAAATTAAATACGCCTGATAAGGTTATGATTGCCTTTTTGGTTATAGTACCCGATAAATTTAAAACCCCTGCAACCGCCTGATAATACATTTCGGCTATTCCAGTGGCTACAGTTCCAGTAAAGGTAAGTACCCCATTTAATACTTTCATAATAAGGTTGGTAGTTATTCCGCTAAGGCTTAAAACTCCCGTTAAAAACTTACCTGGTATTTTAGATATAGCCCCTATAAAGCTCAAACTGCCGATAAAAGATATAAAGAATTTCCGTATTGTCAGACCGGTAAAATTAATTGAACCTAATAGACTGATTGATATTGCTTTTGCGATATTTCCTATAAAATCTAAAGTGCCTACCAAAGAGATAGATATTCCTTTTATTAAAGTTCCCGAAAAACCTACCATCCCATTTAAAACTTTTCCTATTGAATTAATTAAATTACCTGTAAGGGTAACTATTCCTTCTATCATCTTTCGAGTCTGATTAACCAAACTTCCCGCAAGTTCCAATATCCCACTAAAAGATATAATTATTTTCTTAACTGTTTTTCCAGTTAATACAAGCGTCCCTTCTATTGATTTATAAAAGGTTTCAAATTCGGCAACAAGTTCAGCCGCCAAATCTCCCGCAAATGTAATTACCCCTGATAATAATTTTGTAATTGAATTTGTTATATCACCAGTAGAAGTTAGAATACCCGTTAAATTTTTATTTGTTTTATTAGTTATTATTCCGCTAACGGTTAGAATCCCCACAAGCGATTGAGTAATTACCCCTACTTCCTCACTCCCATAAGCAATCAAAGTATCATTTTCAGAATGATAGTTTGCTTTTATCCAGCCAGCAGTTCTGGCAACACTGGATAGTTGGACTTCATCCATTCCACCATTCCAATATACTCCCCAAAAAGTAGTCCCACCTATTTCTAAAGCTCTACCTGTTTGTTCGGCAAAACTATAAGCAAGGGTGGATGTATCTTCTTCAACACCGTTAAAATATAATTTTATGGTTGTTCCATTAGCCACAAAAGTTAACTGCGACCATTCGGTATTTGATAAGGCTGAAGTTGATTCTAATCTTTCAGTAGCATCAGGAGTACCATCTTTTACGCAAATACTTGCTTTCTTTGTGGTTGCTACGCAATAACCATAGAATCTAACGTTGGCATCTGCAAATTTTGATATAAAAAACGAACTATCTGTATTCCCTTTACACCATAAGGAAAGAGTAAAATTAGTTATTGCATTTAAAGAAGCCGATGAAGCAACATTAATATAATCGTTTGCTCCATCAAAAGTCTGTCCTAAACCTATTTTACCTGTTCCGCTTGCAGGTTCTCCCGCACCCTTTTTCGTTCCGTTATTAGCATTAGAAGTGCTGTCCAATACTGTTGAAGTCGTTTTATCAACCATGTGTTGAATCATCTTGACATTAGTATCCCAAACATTAACTCCTGATAGTGCTGTTCCCCCTATTCCGTATAAACTGATAGCATAATTAGCAAGTAAAGTAAAAGTTTCATCAACACATGCAGTCTGGTCGCCTTCCAAATAAACAATTCCACTGCCGAGACTGGTAGAGAGTTCAATCCAACCAGCAGCGTCGAAATATATCCCGATGACATCGCCTGCGACCACATTAAGGTTAACGGCAAAATTTTGAACAGAACCGCCAACAACAGTACCAAGGTCAGCACTTACATCACGAGCAGTATAATTATTACCGCCAGTAGAATAAAACGTAGCCACTTTAACTGATGTCATATTATGTCCAGCAACGGCATAAATGGCAACATTCGTAATTTTGCCTGTATAATCAACGGGGTTAGCCAAATCTATAAAGGTATAATTCCCATCTTGACCAACAGCCCTATCAATGCAGGCACTTCCTACGTCTATAGAAATATTACTAATTCTATCACCTATATAATCAATGTTATCTGCGTGGTCAATATCATAATACATATAGAAATCTGTATTTTCTGTATAAAATATAACCCAATCATATTTTGAAACGTGAATTATAACCTTTTGATTTGCAGTATCCCATCTCTCAATTTCTGCATATAGTTCTGTAGTGCCATCTGCTTTTGTAAAGGCAATTTTAAATCGGTTAGCGTCAGAGGTTAATTCAGCAAAGACTTTTACCATTTGAGTAGAAGATAATGTTACAATTACACGAAACCAAGTTAAATCAGCAGTATCTATTTTAGTTTCATCAACGGTAAATTTTATTCTTCTTTTGTCCCAGCCATCAAGCCACGCCATAAGTTACTCCTTGTTCATTATTTAATTTTAAGTTCCTGCATTTGCCGTTAAGTTATAAGTGATAATTCTTGATGAAACGTTTCAAGTTTCACATTCAAATTTTCTTTATCTTTCAGTTCTTTTTCCCAAACTACCAAAGTATCAAAACCAAATTGTTTAAATAAATCTTTTCTATCTTGAGGATTGTCATCTTTATGCCAATAATCTCCGTATAGTTCTATTAACTTTTTTTGTCCATTAACATTCATAAAGTCAGGATTTTTACCTCCAAGAATGAATGATAAATCTCCAACATATTTATATTCGTTTGGGAAAAGTTTCTGCAATATTCCATTTAATTGAATTTCGGGCTTATTGGGCTTTAAATGTAAAGATTTGTGCATGTTTACCCAATAAGTCATATTTTCTCTACATCTCTTTATAGCCGTATAACTCATTTTTTCCTTAGTCTTTTCAGAATGATATTTACCTAACATACCACTTGGTTTACCCCTAAGAACTTTGCTTAGATTTTTTCTATGTTCCTCTGAAAAATGTTTACCTAAATTACTGCCTGGTTTTCCTTTATTGGCTTTGCTTATTTTTAATTTTGTTTCTTCTGATACTACATGTCCTTTATGTGCTATACTTAATTTTTTTTTAGTCTCTTCGGAAAGGGGATTACATTTCTTATCTTTGTTCCAAGGGATACTTCCTTTTTTATAACCAATCTCACGCAATTTCTTTTTAGTTTCTTCAGAACACGGAATATCTTTATTCCAAGGTATCTTTCCCTTATGAGAGTCACTCATTTTCTTTCTTGATTCTTCAGATACTAAATGCCCTTTTTGCTTTAATACTGACATATATTCCCCTATTTTAATAAATTAAATATCGCTAAGATTAGGTCTCGGCCTGACAAGTGAGCGCGTAAGTGAACTGTATTGAATCACCTGACGAACAGGTAACTGCACCGAATACACTACGGTCTAATAAAACGCCTGCACCAGAACTTGAACTTGAGAATATTCCATGTTCTGTTATTACTGCAGCGGTCTCATAGGTATGGGTTGCAATAGAGGTATAGATATTTGCAATACCTGAAGATGTGCCTTCGTCTCTACCAAAAGCAGTACTGCCAGCACCTAATTGTTCATCAGTAATATTTTCTGCACCAGTCGTTTCACCTGATCCGTGCCACTTAAAAATAGCTTCACCACCAGTAGTCTGCATGTGCGTTACAAGATTATTTACAAATACAGTAGTAACCTTTTTTCTACTTACTATTCCAAAATCTTCTATATCGCCATCAATATCTATTTTTTTTATTGCTAAAGAACCATACATTTCTACCACAGATTTTTCAGGCAACATTAAGCCAAACTTCTGTGCAAAAGGTCTAATTTTATTTAGTAACATTTTTGTCATCCCTTCCTTTTCGGGTTTTATTTTTTTTATTTTTAATTTACCGGACATTCCAAATTTGCCTTTCATTTATTTCACCTCACTAACTAAAGGGAGTACAGGCAAGGCAAGAAACTGATACTTTTTTTTATGAAGGAGGTGT